CCGGATTGCCCTGTTTCAAAATACTGTAATAACCCGTACCGATTTACAGACTCCTGGTCAATTGCCGTACCGACATCCAGCTGACCAGTTTCCTCATTCTTCCATCCGATCTTAATGCGGTTATAAAAATCATCATCAATTGATTTTTCCCATGAATACCCGGTCACCAGGCTGCCATCGCCCAATACCAGCGGCAGCTGCAGGTTCCGCATATTCCAAAGGCACATAAAGCCGTACTCATCCCGCAGACAGTACTTTTCTTCCGTCTCTATAAGCGTCTCCGATATCCCGTTATAAATCATATCCAGCCAGGTTTTGCGGTACTCCGCTTTGGTTTTTAAGACATATCCCGGGTCTTGCAGGGTTCCGGTTTTCAACGAAAGAAACGTGCACATTTTTTGTGTCAAAGTGCTTAATGTATCGTCCTTTATCACAATGATTTCCTTTGCCTTGCCATATCGCAGCTGGTCATAAGCCTTGACCTTTATCATTCCCCCTTCATCGCCGGAAACCTTAAAAATAATGCCAAAGAAAATACCGTTGTTTTGGCCGCTATATGTCAAACGGATGACATCACCAGTTTGCAGAATTAATCCATTGTTCACATAAGATACCTCCAGGCTGCCGGCTCCATCATTCAGGGAATCGGTCCATGAAACATCCTTACACATCCCGGAGATATCATAAATATATCCCCCGGTTTCAACTAATACTTCCATCTCTCCCCCTTACTCCGGAATTGTCAAAATCTGCCCGGTATAGATCAGATTAGGATTGCTGATAATTCCTGAATTAGCCGCATAAATCCTGGTATACAAAGATCCATTTCCATAATATTTCCTGGCAATCCCCCATAAAGTATCTCCCGAAACTACCGTATGGGTTTTATTTTCCGTTACCGCCGGGTTTTCCGGTTGGCTTTCCTCTTCCTGTTTCACTGTTTCCGGCCCGGCCTGAACAGCAACAAAACGCTTCCCCGCACCTTTATACTCCAGCAATTTGAAAGAGATATATTTATCCCCTTCCTCCCCGGCCTTTTCCGTCACTTCAATGCTCTGCACCAAAACCTGGATGCTGATATCATCGGTGATGTCATTGGAGGCAATGAAACGAATCGGCTTTTTATTTTTTTGAGCCTTCCGAAACATTTTTTCAAAAAAATCGGCATTTTTAAAGCTTCCGCTCTTTTCCACATAGTGATACTTTTGACTGGGGAATTCAGCTTCAAAGCTGAATTCCTCCAGGTCACAAGAAGATGGAATTGATATTTGTCCATCGCCAAGGATCCGGTATGTCTCAATCTGCAGGTTCCTGCTTCTTTTGATTTCCTCCGGGTTTACCGGAAGCTTATACTTCTTTCCCCCATATTTAAAATAAATCGAATATGACATTATGCATACACTCCTTCCGGTGCGGTTGCAATCTGATCTTTTAAGATCGTTAGCATGTGTGCCGCCACACCTTCGACATCCGCTTCTTTGGTAATCGGACCGGTAAACTCCACCTTAATATTAGGTGCCAATGTATTCTGGGCAATTCTGGCAACGTAATCGCGCTCTGCCAGCTTTTGCAGCCATTCAATATCTTCTTCATCCTCTACCTTAACTGCCCCATTAGCACCGCTGCCTTTTACAATCGCCGGGTTGCCGCCAGTACCAGGCACATCACCAGCCGAGTCTGTCATCCCGGAATGCATTGATAAATCAACACCATAGTCATCTCCCTGAAACAAATTTCCAAATTTATCTTTGATGGCATTTTCGAAACCACTGAACTTTTCATAACTGCCATTAACAAAATCCGCGCCATCCAGCAGATCTTTTTTTTGCGCAACTTCTTCCCATTGAGAATTATCTTTTATTTCCTTTGCTGCCGCCTGGATATTCGCTTTTAGATTGCCAAGACCGGCAGTAATGTCTACTTCTACACAAGGAATGTTGTTGATCACTGTTTCAACCGCTTTTGCCATTTCCAGTACATAATCAATTACATGAAGAGCCATGTTATAAAAAAGCAATTGAACAGAAGCTATCGGCTCTGACCACACATTTGCAAAAAAGTTAACAAATTCCACCACCATGTTGTACCAGGTAATAAAGTAATTTACTACCTTAACAATAAAAGCCCCTAAAACTGCGCCAATCAGTCCTAATGCCGATATGTTGGAACCGGTAAACTTATTGACTGCCGCCACTACGGCAAAGATTATGGCAATAAAAAGGATAAAGAGGCCAATAATCCAAACAATCGGGCAGGCAAGTAATGAACTGTTATATACAGACTGTGCTGTACTTGCAGCTGCAGTACTCCCTGTTAATACCCCGTATCCAATCGACAGAAATGACGTTGCTGCATTATAAATCCAGGTTGCGGCGGCACCAATCACATGAGCTCCCTTGGTCAGCATAAGTGCTCCATAATATAGACCAAGGGCTACGGCGATTCCTGCAACAATTGGTTCAATGATTGTCCAGTTGTCCTGAATAAAACCAACCACATTTGCTGCTCCGTCAGCCAATGCAGCAAACAGGTACATAATGGTTCCCATCACCGTTCCAAAAGCCAACATCATCCCTTCGATCCGTGGTAAGTTCTGTTCGATTACATCATATAGCCGCATGAACGCAGGTGTCAGCCGACTTCCAAGCTCCTCTTGCATGTTTCCGATCTGCTTCTTAATACCCGCCATCCGGTTTTCCGGCAGAGCCGCCATCTTCTCCGCCAGTCCGGCCCAGGATTGACTGATGATATCATCGATCACCAATGCCTTTTCCATATCCGTACCGTTTTGGATAATCTCCTTTTGGACATCTGACAGGTTAAATCCCTGTGCTGTCAGGTCATCAAACTTACCGTCAAAAACCTGCCCCAGCTGCGCCGCATAGTTCGTCATTGCCTTTGCATCAACAGCACCGCCGCCCGACATCCCGGCTGCATAATTTGACAAGGTTCCCATCAATTGTTCCAGCGCACCCGTATCCGCGGTGTGGGTTGCCAGCTTTCCGGCACCGGCCATTAAAGCGGTATCGTCATAAATGGTGTTGGCTTGAATATCTGAGGCTTTTTTCTTTAGCTGCTCAAATGCTCCCTGCGTTGCGCCGACACGGTTAAGAACCTCCTGCAGCTGACGCTCGGTGCGGCGCTGCAGATTTGCCATATTAAAAGAATCATTCACAAATTTCATTGTTTCTTTCGCAATTTTCTTTATCGCCGGAAATGCTTTTTTGAAATTTTTTGTTAATCCCGCTGCTGCTTCTGATTTCTTTCCTACCGCCTCCACTTTATTGCCTAACTGTTCCATGCTTGCCCCCGCCTGCTGGCCCTCAGCGCCGGTTGCTTTCAACACCTTGTTAAATCCGGCTGCACTGATATTGGCTCTCTCTGTTACAGCAATCAAGTTATCCATGTAAACTGTTGTTCGTTCGATGGAAGCACTAAACCCCGCTGCCGAAAACATATCATTGAGTGTTGCCATCCACTCACCCCCTTTCTTATGATTTTAATTTCTTCGCTGACCGTTTTTCCTCTTGTATCCTTAAATCGATACTGGCATACACCAGCGCCTTTTCCCGTCGGCTCATCCCATCTAACGCCGCAGGCAGGATGTGAAGCTTTTGCAGGGCGTAGTGAGCATAGTTGAGCTCTGCGTCGCCCTGCTTGATTAGTTTTTTGCTTCTTCAATGTCTTCGTTGACATCCTCATCCAAACCGGAGAGACGTTGTACTTCCATGGATAATCTTCCGTACTCTCCCACCAGCAGCATTTTCCCCAAAAGGCTTCTGGCCCCAATTACTCCATATGCCTTCTGCAAATCGGTATTGTTAAGATCCGGGAACACAACGCCGGCAATTACCAGATCAGAAGTATAGCCCATGCGGTCAAATTCCTGCTCACCCTTTTTGGTACGTTTGGTATTCTTTTTTACGATCTCCGCATTCTCTTCCTGCGTCACCGGTCTAAGCTTCCACGGCACCGGCACGCCTTTTTCCTGAAAACGATCGGAAATTACTACTTCCGCCTGGCTTACCTCAATTGGATGTAAAAACGCATTTAAACTACTCATGATTTCTTCCTCTCCCTTATCTCATATTTTCCGGCAACACATAGCTGTCCAGCTCATCTAAGTCATCAAAGGTAAAATCCATATCCATTGTGCTTAAATCTTCGCTGCTGTCATCCAGTACTGCAACCGGTACTTTGGCCATGATACAATTGCGCATAACAACGGTCCGACGGCCCAGCGTTGAAGCCGGATCTTCATTTACCGTCTGAATCGAGATGGCCGGCACCTTTCCCTCCTTGATATAACGCTGATAAACAGCCAGCGCCGCCGGGCTGATATTGTAGATGGTCATACTGCCTTTTCCTTCGGCACCTGCCACCTTGTGCTGTTTCATCCGGTGACCCAGCAGTTTTTTCGCAATTACCGTAAACTCAATACTGCTTTCGATTTTAGACAGTTCAAAGAAGTAGCGGTTCTGTCCGTCCACCGTAATATAAGCACTTCCCTCATTTCCAGATACCAGATCTTCAATTTTTGTATAATTTCCCATTATTCATTCTCCTCCGTTCTAAAGATTTACGGTCATGTAGATCTTTTCTACACTATCTACCGGCTGTACATAAATAGTAACCGCCACGGCATCGGAAGCATTGCCTGCCTGAATCGTTATATCTGCGGTTTCAAAATTCTGGATTGCGCTCATTGCCTGCAGCTGGTTAAAATATTCCACCAATGAGGCACGCAGGAGCGAACGTCCGGCATCGTCATTATTCACTTTTCCGATGTAACTGCTCTCAAAAATAGCAGTAATATCATTTGCAATATTATCCAGGGTGCGAATTACCCGGTTCTTGCGGAACATCTCTCCTTTATCGACAGTAAAGGCAGTCAGTGAGTTGATATCATACACCACGGTTACGTTTTGCGCAGAATCCACCTTGAAAATCAACTGACCGGCTTTTACTGCCGCCTCCATCTCCGTCTTTGTCATTCGCGGCTCTACGTCAATGGCACCCGTATACTTCATTCCTGTATTGGAAGTGGTAATACCTGCTCCGGCAGTGGCACCTGCTGCCCATGCGGTCAGCTGCTCCGTTCCCAGCCTGGTTCCATCCGACATGACCATTCCCTGAACCACATTAATAACGCCTTCACTGTTGGCACTGCAGTTCGCCAAAACAGCCTGGCACTTAATGCCCTCATCTTCTCTCATCCCTTTGATCCATGCTGCGATTTTGGTTTTTATCGCATCCTTTCCTGCATTGTAGGGATAACACAGGGTATTGAACTCCAGCGTCTTAACAGCTGCCAAAGCCGCATCAACTGCGCCTGCATCATGGTCTGACGGCAGCTTATACACCAATACGGTTTTGGCCTTCTTTAATGCTTCTGTCGCCAGCAGCTTATCCGCCGCTGTCGCACTATCCGGCCACTCATTTTCGATGGCGGTAACCGTGTAGATCTTCTTATCCACACCGGCACTCATTTCCTGTAAGATCAGCACGGTCCCCCGATCACCAGGAGTAATTGATAACGGTTTATTTGTCCGGATATTAATATAGGCTCCGGGTAAGACCTTATTCATAGATTCCCATGTTCCTGCCATGTTGTTCCTCCTCCATTTCTACATTCTGGGACATGATCTGCATCTCTGCCATATTACTTTCCAGATATTCTCTGAAATCAACCTGAAAGGTAAAATGCAAAATGCCATCCACAATCTGTAGGTTCCTTTTCTTTATTTTAAAATTGTTTACGTTCATTTCCCGGAATAAAGATTCTCCCACACTCCAGCATTCTTTTGCTGCATCGGCAGATTCCTTCGGGTAATAAGATACTTCCATCTCAACTGTACGTCTTAATCTTTGATTGATCCCTTTCGCAAAAGTTTGCTTCTGCAATACAATCAGAAAAGATGGCTGTTTAAAATCCTGCGGAAGTTCTTCCTGATAAACCGGATCAGGCCTGATTTCTTTTAATCCCGCAGTAATATTCTGGTATAACACTTCTATCATGCTGCTATTCATTACCTCCCCTCAGTTTTTTTAGTTTTCATAGCCAGCTCCTTTCATCTTCATTTTCCCGTTCGTGCCGGGTGGTGTTTCGCTTCCTTACGCCTGTGATATCAGGAAGGCAAGTAATTTTCATTCAGCATTCGCACATTGGCATTGACAACACTGTAGATTCATAGTACAATTACGGAATCGAACAAATGTTTGTCTGTGCATTCCTTTTACCGTTTTGTCCGTTAACGGTTGGCGTATTATTATAATACACCCGTCAACGGTAGATGTCAAGCACTTTTTTTCCGTTGATGGAAATATTTTATTGACGCCCTATCCATTTAACGATAAACTGTATTTAGATATGTCTGATCAAACTGCTGTCCGAAATAGAATAATAGGAATTGACGATATTGAAGAATGATTATCTGATCCAGAAGACATTAGAGACTTTTAAAAGATGTAATACCAGATCATTTCCCTTTGATTGCCGACAGGCCCTTCAGGAATATGGGTATCGTGTGTTTACTTATCAGGAATTGGGGCAAAGGAATCCGGAGCTTTATGAATTATGTATTTCATGTTCGGAAGAGGCATACAGTGATGCTGTCGCCCGGATTGTTGCATA